GTCGTATTTCAGACCAAACCGCTGTTTGTGTTTTTAGAGTTAATGTGGTTAATGGTAAGTTTTATGCGACATTAGTCAATTTAATTGTACTAGGCCGCACACCTAAAACAAAACCATTCTCTATTCAGGCGGCAGACCTTAAACAGTTAATTTTAAAGTTCAATCCGCGCGAAGTCGTAATTGATACTAATGGATTAGGTGTTGGTCTTGCTGATGAAATGATTAAGCCGCAATATGATGAAATGGGACATATGCTACCTGCATATGGTTTTATTAATGATGATAATTATAAATTAATTCAGCCTAAGGATGCGCCACGTATTTTATACGGAATTAAAGCTAATGGACAGTTAAACTCTAACATTCATGGTAATTGTTATTCACGCTTACAAGCGGGAATGGTGCGTTTCCTTATAAAAGAGCAGGAAGCTAAAAGTGCCTTATTATCAACTAAAAAAGGACAAAAGATGAGTTTGGAACAACGTGTTATGCGACTTATGCCTCACGAAATGACAACTAAATTATTTGAAGAAATGAGCAATTTACGATTAAAGCGCACCGGCGCGAGCTTGGACATAGTACTTGAACGAATTAACTCTCGTTTTCCAAAAGATAAATATTCAAGTTTTTCTTATGGATTATGGAGAATTAAGGAACTTGAAGAAGATTACTATAAGACACAGCATCGGCGCAGAGGTGGTAAGCGTAAGTTGGTTTTCTTTACGGGAGGAAAGTAAATGAAAAGAGAAGAAGACTTTCAGACCACTTTCTCCAGTTCTTATAACAAAATGGTAGCTACGAGTGAAAACTCTTATGGTTGGAGTAACCACACTTTTCACTATCGTATGGCGACAAAGAAATATTCTCTTGAAGACGTAAAAAAGATAATAGATTCTGGCTCATTAGAAGCTCAAATACGCATGTCAAGACATTTCTTTTATCGCAGTTTATATTACCAAAGAATTTTATTACATTATTCTACTTTATTAAAATATATTGGTTTATTAATTCCTAATCCAAGTTTTGGTAAACGTCTCTCCGAACAGTTTATTCAAAAGAAGTATTTTAATGCGATAAATTTTATTGATACTGCGAAGTTGCCAGATTTATTTACCGATATTGCGTTGAAGGCATTGCGAGATGGGTGTTATTATGGGTTAGTTCTAAAAGTAACTAATGCCGCCATGTCTATCTTGAATTTACCGACGATGTATTGCAGAAGCAGATTTAAAAATACAGACGGAATTGATTTAATTGAATTCAATGTAACTTATTTCAATACAATTATTGATAAGGATGATAGGAAAAATGCACTTGCTTTATATCCTAAAAATGTAGTTAATTGGTATAGGAAATATAAAAATGGGAAAGTAACAAGTCCATGGGTATTTATTGATGCCGAAGTAGGGATTTGCATTTCTTTACTTGACAATTGTATGCCCGCTTTACTAAATATAATTCCTGCCGCGATTGAATATGACCAAGCAAGAGATATTAATAGAGATAGAGATTTAGAAGAAATAAAAAAGATTATCGTACAAAAAATTCCTCATTTACAAGATGGTGCTTTATTGTTTGAACCAGATGAAGCAGAATTAATGCATGAAGGCTCTGTCAAGATGATGGCTAATGATAAGAATGTATCTGTTCTTACTACATATGCAGATGTTGATAGTGTTGTTTCAAAAACTTCTAATGAAAATTCTACTACGACAATAGATAAAGAATTATCTAACATTTATTCTACTGCTGGAGTAAGTCCTCAGTTATTTGGTACTGAGTCTAACCTTTCATTAGAGACATCTATTAAAAATGATACGGCAATGATGATGATAATCGCGCGCAAGTTAGAAAATCTTGTCACTTTTATTATCAATAAAAAGTTCGGTAATTCAAATATTACTTTTAGATATACTATTCTTCCTATAACTCATTATAATGAATCAGATTATATTGATACAACCTTAAAAATGGCTAATTCGGGTTACAGTTTTATTCTTCCTGCGTTAGCCTTAGGGCTATCACAGAAGGAGCTTGGGAATATTAAAGATTTAGAAAATGATGTCCTGGATTTAAAGAAAAAACTGATTCCGTTAAGTACTTCTTATACAGAGTCAGGAAAATCTCCTGGACGTCCCGAAAAGCCATTAGAACAAAAAAGTGCAAAAACAATTGCTAATGAAGAATCATTAGATAGCGGAGGTTCTGGAACCAATGGATAAACAAAACTTATGTAAGTTTTCTCTTTCTGTCTATGGCGAGGTTACCGCTTTTAATGAAGTGTTATCTAAGGCAAGATGCCGCATTTTCTATAAATATGGTAACAGAAATGGTACTTATATTACAGATGAGTTTGCTGAAAAATTAATCGCGACTTTACCATATGTACCTGTAAAAGGTATATATGATGCAATGGAAGATGACTATACCGACCATGGCCATGAGCGTTATGAGGGTAGAATTTATGGTATTGTACCAGAAAATCCTAATTTTGCTTGGGAAACTCATTTAGACGAAGATGGGGTGGAAAGAGAATATGCTTGTACAGATGTGTATCTGTTTACAGGCATCTATAAAAAAGAGGCTTTAGATATAATTTCAAAGGCTCAATCTATGGAGTTGTTCGCTGATTCTATTAAAGGGGATTGGAAGTTTATAGATGGCAAACGTTATTTTGTATTTACAGATGGTTGTTTCCTTGGACTTCAAGCATTAGGTGAAAAGTATGAGCCTTGCTTTGAAGGCGCGGCCTTCTACACATTAATGTCATCTATTGATAATATAATGTCACAGATTGAACAATTTGAATTAAATTCTAAAGAAGATAAAGGAGGACAAACTATGGAGTTTAAACTCTCTGATAATCAGAAGTATAATATGATTTGGACTCTTCTAAATTCTAGATTTAATGAGGAAAATGGATATGTTATAGACTATAGTATTTGTGAAGTTTATGACCAATATGCTTTAGCCTATAATTTTGAAACTCAAGGATATGAAAGAGTTTATTATACGAAAAATGACCAGACAGATTCCTTAGAAATTACTTCTAAAGAAACTGCCTATGTAATTGATGTAAACGAAGATGAAAAACGTGCTTTAGATGCTCTCCATGCTATGAACGGTGATACATATGAAAAAGTAGATGAAATGGTCACTGAGCTGAATACTAAGATTGATACATTACAAGGAAATGTTGATGAATTTAGTCAGAAAAATGAAGAGCAGGTACAACAGATTGCCACTTTAGAGCAGGAGAAAGCTGAAGCACAAGAAAATTATACTAATGTTCAAACTCAAAATGAAGAGCTTACAGCCAAGAACGAAGAGCTTGAAGCGAAAAATGAAGAGTTAGAAACTTATAAGGCTGGTATTGTTCGTCAAGAAAAAGAAGCTATTATTACACGTTATAGCAACGTATTAAATGATGAGGTTCTTGATACTTATAGAAATAAGATGGATGAGATGGATAGTACTAACCTTGAAATGGAGTTAGCATATGCATTAGTACAATCTAAGCCGACACTTTTCTCGGATGAACAAGGAACTCCTGGATATGCGCCGAAAGATATTGAAGAAGACGGTATAGCAGGAATTCTTGCAAGATATAGAAAATAATTATGGAGGAATAATTATGGCTTTACAAAGACTTGTAATTGACGGTTTTGGCCAATTAGAATTAAATCAAGTAGCCTTTCGTAGAGATGGTAGGATTGAAGCACAGTGTGCATTAGATGCAACTGATTTTGCGGATGTTCCTGCTGAGAATGGAATGCTTCTTGCGGTAGACAAAGTTAATGAAGTGATTAAATTCGCCACAGATGATTCTCTTCCAATTGCTTTAAATTATACTACTGAACATATGTATGATGAAAGAGCTAACGCTCTTAAAGATTTTAAACTGGAAATTGGAAGCTTCTATCCAAGAATGGGATTCCTCGCTGTAGGCGACAGATTCACAACAAATTGCCTTGCTTATGATACAACTGAATTTGCTGATGATGATGCGTTTAAAGAGGCTCTTGAGGATATTACGACTGCACCTATTTATGGTGGAATTAGTGAAGAAGGAGCTATTAAAGTTAGTGCAACTGCACCGCAAGCTGGACCAGTTCTTCTTGTGGTTAAAGTTACAACAATGCCTGATGGAAAATACGCTCTTAAGTTCATGGTTAAGGAAGCATAAGGGAGGAATAAGCAATGACTTTAGAACAATTAAAAGAGTTAGCAGTCTATGCTGCTAAAGGTGAAGCCCCTGCTAACTACTCCGTTGAAAATGTTGACGAAGCTTTAGCAGATGGACTTAGAGATTTAGCTGGTTCTGTTAATCAGTTTATGAAGAATAGATATGATATCTATGATATTATCATTCAGGCTGTTGATGAAGTAGTTCCTAAGAATGTTATTGATGCTGTTGGTATTTTTGCTGAGGTACAGCAAGTTCCACAGGGACAGAAAGCTTTATTTAAGCAGAAGATTGGTAAGCAGAGAGCAAAGCAGTTCCTTACTCAGGTAGGTCTTAGCGGTGTATATGAGACATTTAGACTTGACCACAAGACATTTGAACTTGGCGGCCATGCTATTGGAGGCGCTTGCTCAATTGATTTTGAAAGAATGCTTGATGGCGCTGAGATTATGGCAGAATATGTAGAGGTTCTGACAGAGGCTCAGGTTGAAGCAGTTTATAAGGAAATCCAGAAGGCTCTTCGTGCGGCCCTGACTGCACAAGGAAGACCTGCGGCTAACAAGGTTATAGAAAACACATTTGACCCAGATAAGATGTTTAAGCTCGTAAGTGTTGTAAAGGCTTATGGCAATGGCGCAGTTATCTTTGCTCCATCGGAATTCGTAGGAGCTATGGGTCCAGATGCAATCGTACCTGTTGGTGCAAATTATCAAGGTGTATATCATCCGCAGGATATTGACAGAATCCATAATGAGGGATACATCAATATCTTTAGAGGAACTCCTATTGTACAGCTTCCACTGTCTTATACAGATGAGAACAATAAGACTACTTATATTGACCCGCAGTTAGCATACGTGCTTCCAACTGGTGGAGAGAGAGTAGTAAAGGTTGTACTGGAAGGAGATACACAGATTTGGGATTACACAAATGCTGACCAGTCAATGGAAATTAATACATATAGAAAACTTGGTGTTGCTATTTTAACACATCACAATTGGGGTATTTAT